ATGATGATGGCAACCTGGGTAGCAAGCCCAAGCCCTATGCTTCACAGGCCATTGCCAAACCCCAGACCAGCCAGCCTAGTAAATCCTGGTGGGAAAGCATTGGCATCACCACCCCCACCCAGCAAGCCTGGTGCGTGCAGGCCAGCGTTTGCTATCAGCTTCTTAACTCTTACGGACACAGCCTGTTTGGTTAAGCCCATCCTATTAGCCAGGTCAACCTGGGTGGGTGCATCCGGTGTCTGTAATATGATCCGCACTAAATCAAAGTGATGCAGCACTGACTTATCTGATGAAGCCCCAAGCATAGCCAGCACATCAGAAAGGATTTCCTGCACTCTTTCCCTGGTCACCCATCCATCTTCCTCTTTCACTTCATCAACCTTCCTAGGGTCACCGGCTGAAAATTTACTGTCATTAGCATAGATGGGGAAGGCATACCTGGGCAGTGGCAGCTCCCGGTAGGGGATTATAGGTGGGTTAAGTGACCGGAAGGATGCCTGTTGATCACCTGTTAAGGTATCCCACCAGGCATCAAAGGCTGTTTCTTCAGCCCTTCCATCCCTTAGATGCTGTAAATGTGCCATTTTAAGGCGTTTTTTAGGGTCTGATGCCATAAGATAAGCAGTTTTTTTGTTTATGTTAATGGGTCAGCCTTTGCTGATAAGCACATTATTCCACAGTTTTTTCTGTTTATCAAATGTTAATAAGCCATACCGGACAGCATACACCCGCAGCCTTTTAAGTCTGGCCTTGGATGGATCTAGTCCCTGGGCTGTTAGGGCATCAGCCATCAGCTGTTTGCTTTGGGATGCCTGGAATGACCTAGGAAGCCTTTGGACAACCTGGGTGACACTATGTGCCTTCCGTTCCTTCAAAGCCTTCCTAGCAGCCACCAGGCTATCTAGGTTGGCCTTCATAGCTTCAGTGTTAACCTTCCATTGCTTCTTCCAATGCTGTAGCAGGGAGAAATGCCGTTTTCCTTTATAGGTCATAGAATACAGGCTGACTTGAAAGGGCAGGGATAGGAATAGGGGTGCATCCCCTTGGCTTAGCCAAAGGCGTTAAAAGCCATAGGGGTAAACCCCTATAATTACCCTTTAGGGTAATAGGTCTGTGCCAGGGAAAGATTACAGGCTTAAACATCATCCTTAGATGGGGGTGGTGCGTTGTTAATTTCCCACTTAATTTCGCCCCTAACCTTACTGTGCCTTACCCGCAGGGCATCAGTAAACATCCCCTGGCCATCCCTCATCCCTGCCCTAGCTCCCCGCTTGCCTAGTTTGAAGATGAAGTGGGGCTGTTCCGGATCTTCCCTGCGTAAGATGGCTGTGCTTCTAAACCAATTTGCTAATTCACTACTGCCTGTGAAATCGTAAGTGGCCTGGACATTACCATCCCCCTTCTTAGGTGGTTTGTTTTGATGGTGGACTGCGATTAAGGCACACCCTGTCCGCATTAGGCAGGGCTGTAAGATGTGACGCAGGAAATGGCTGCAGAATTCCTGCTTAGACACATCCCCACCGGCAAAGCCTAGCAGCGGGTCACACACTAGCAGATCCGCACTGTGGGTCTTAACTAAATCTTCAATGAGCTGCCCAAAGGCATCACCGGTCTTAACTGCTTCCCGGTATATAAACACATTTTCAAACAGCATCTGCTGTTCAGCCAGGGTTAGGTGCATTGCATTGGTTACATCTAACCACTGTTCTGATAAATCACCTAGGTCATTTTCACTTTGCAGCAGGACAATCCGCAAGGGCTTGACCGGTTTGATGCCCCAAAGGGTTTTGCCTAAAGCCCAATTAACAATCATTGAAGTCACTAGGGATGACTTGCCACACCCTGCCTGGCCGGAAAACAGTAGGCTACCACCCCGGCACAGCCACCGGTTGCCTATTAGGTTGTTAGGATCATTATGCCGGTCAAAGGCATACAGGTCATTCAGCTGCATCCTTTGGGTGGTGGACTGCCCTGCATTGCCATCCAGAAGGGCTTTGGCCTGGGCTTGGAAGGATGTGGCCAGCTCAGATGGCTTGAAAGCCCCGGATAGTGCCTTGGCTGTAATGTCCCTGGCTATGTAGATAAGCTGCCTAGCCTGGTGCTTCTCAGTTAGGATGTTAACTGCTGACCGGATGTTGGCTGATGGGGCAAACAGGTTAGCAGTCAGCTCATTGACATAAGCAGTGCCACCGGCCTGGTCTAGTGCTAGGGTGGTTCTTAGGTGGTTGGACAGGGTTAACTCATCTGGGCTAATGCCTTCAGTGATGAGCTGCTGGCAAGCCTGGTAGATGGTCTGGTGCTTTGGTTCAAAAAAGGTGGCTGGCTGAAGGTTCAGATCCGCACAGGTTTTAAAGATACCGGCTGACTGTGCTGCATCCACTAGAATAGATGCCAGCACAGTCCGTTCAGCATCCAGGTCAGAAGGTGGCAGCTGGCCTAGGGCTTTGTGGGTTGTCATAGGGTATAGGTGGCTGGCCAAGCTGCTTTGGGGTGCAGCCTAGTCAACCTATGGTTTAGAATTCTGGTGCGTCTGTAGTGTCAACCTGGTTAGTGAAGGGGTGAAACTTAGTCACCTTGCAGATGGTTTTGGTAGTGCCATCAGAAAAGGTAACATCTTCCTGCACCACACTTACCTTCAACCACTTGTTTTCCGCTTTGGCCAGGAATGTCCGCAGCCCTTCAGCAGACCGGATGGGCAAGCCAACCTTATCACCGGTGGCCGTTCCGACAAAGGCAGCAGCACGTTTCAAAGCACCATCAGTGCTGGCAAAGAAGGTATCGTTAATCTTCTGGCTGTCCTTAGTGACCATCAGCACTTTGATTTTGGCATCCCCCTTCTGCGTCTGGGAAACATCTTCATCAGTGATCCGGCAGACCCGCACCACATAATCACCAGGCTGGCTGATGCGGGTAAGTTTTGGTTTATCGTTATTATTTTGGTAGCTCATTGGTAAAGGGTTTGACTGTAAGGTTTCCATCATTCAGCAGCTGCTGAAGCAGGATGGCAGTAGCAGGGTTGTCTGTGCGGACAAAGCCATTCCCACTGTAAAGGCAAGCAGTGCCGGTGGGTGACTCATCATTGGCACAGCGGAACAGATAGAAAGGGCTTTCCCCTTCCTTCCTAACCTGGATAATGTGTGCCACCCAAATCTTCTTAGGGTTATCCATTAGGCAAAGGTAACTGCATCCACTTCAGCCTTAGACCCATAAGGTTTCAGCATCTGGATCTGCTTAGGGTAGGTAGGGAAACTGTTGAAGGCCATAGCTGCCCGGTATGCTTCAATGGCCTGGGTAACCAGCACCCCACCATCAGCAATCAGCTCACTGCTCATTTCAAAAACACCGGTGGCCTGTGGGCTGGCCTTTTCTACACAGATGAAACGCACACCCTGTGGCCGGAAGCCAAACACCTGTTTAAACAGCAGACAGTAGAAGGCAGATTGGATGTGCCAGCCCCGTTTGTAAACTGTAGCCAGGACATTCCTAGGGCTGATGTAATCCCCAAAGGTTTTTAGGTCATAGATCCAGCCATCTGAAGTCACAAAATCTAGCTGTCCCTTCAGTTTCACATCACCATAATCACAGGTTAGGCAGATTTCAGACCCTAGGGGGATGATACCCCAATGCTTCATTTCAGCATTTAAAGCCTGGCCAGCAGTGATGGCTTCCAGGTATTCATCCCGGTCTGATATGGTCTTACCCTGGCTGGTCAGCTCAAAATTATCCCACCAGGCTATTGCTTCCAAGGTTTCTGGCTTGGGCTTCTTAGCAGTGCGTTGCTTTTCGGTAGGCTTCTTAGGTGCTTCTTCCGGTAGGCAGATGACTTGGCTGGTGAACAGATCCGGCTGAAGGCAGAACAGATGGGTAAGGCTTCCAATCCGCAGGGCAGCAGTTTCCTTCTTAGGGCTGTCCAGGTAGGCTTTCAGATGCCCAGGGCTAACCAGGATAAGTTTGCTGGCTGTCTGGTTAAGTGCTTTGTGGGCATCATAATCAGCCCTAGTCCAATTTGCAGTGGGCAGGGCATCTATCATTTCTTTGGTGATCATTGTGTGGGTGTGGTTGGAAAGTTATTTGATGCAGCTTTGCAGGATTTCAATGCACAGGGCTTCTGGCACTTTGCTTCTTTCATAGGCGTTTTTAAGACCCTGTGTGCCGGTAATGCTTCCCCTGGGTGCTGCTGTGTGGCAAGTGTCCCCGTTTTTACAGGCTGGGCGGGGATGCCAGGTGTGGCTGTTTGTCCAAATGTCAGTGGGCTTCATCCGGGTATCACCATATTGGCAATAGGTGACTGTGTGCAGATAAGGGATGTGGCCAAGGGTTGGCAGTGTGCGTAGCATCCCCCTTGGGTTTTCAATGAAGAAGTGGGTGGGGTTAATCTGCCGGATAATGTCAGCAGTTTTCTGGACAATGCGGATGGCCAGCAAAGCCCCAGGCGTTTTGGGTGTCCGGTCTGGTAGCTGCCAATTTCGCCCAATGGATGCCACACTGAAACAGGTGCAGGGTGGTGAAGCCCAGATAATGTCCGGCTGCCAGGGCAGTTTGTTCACATCAAATTCCAGAATGTCTGTGACATAATCAATGCCTTCAAAGGCGTTAATGTCTGATGTAAAGGTTTCCATCCCCATCAGCTGGGCTTGCTTGCTGAAGGATCTGCTTCCAGCAAACAGGTCAAGCACCTTCAGTTTAGTAGGGTCAGCCATTGGGATTGGTTGCCTTCTCCCAGGCATCAATGGCTTTGTTTGCGTTGTCCAGGTGTTCATCACACAGGAAGCCACATTCTGCTAACTCATATAACAGGCTGCAAAGCTTCCGGCCTTTAGCCAGCACCCTGGCCTTATCCTTCCTGGCTTGGGCAAGCTTCCCCTTCAGCTTATCAATTTCAGTCAGCAGTTTTTCGTTTTCGTCGTTTTGCATTTGGATTGTCATTTCTAATTCATCATTGGTTGTTATCAGTTGTTCAAGGTAATTTTCGTTTTCATCTTCTGTGTCAATGCTCATTTGGTTTTGTGCAGCAGAAATTCTATGAAGCCGGTGTTAGCCATATTGCAGAAAAGTTTAGCATCATCCTTAGTGTCAAAGCGGATCATCTGGTTATCATAGGAAAGGAAGCCTGGGCTATGCTTAAACATAGTGCCGGTGACTAAGATGAAGTGCTTAGTGCTTCCGTTGCTGTCCCTGCCTTGCTCTACTGTGTATGTGGTTGGCTTAATCATTGGGGTATTTCTTCCGGTAGTCAGCAGCCTGGGCTTCAAGGGCATTGATCCGGTGACGCAGCTCCCGGTTGTCCCAATCTAACTGCCGGATGCAGCTGGCCAAGTCTTTCTGCCTGGCTAATAGGTCACTTACAATGTCCAGCACTTGACGCAGCTTAGACACCGGCTGTGGCTGGTTTAAATCTTCATCCATTATGGGCAGGGCAGATGATGCGGATGGTCTTAACTAGGGAAGAAGCCCTAGCACTATCTTCCCTGGAATAATAATAGGCTTTGTCAGCTAGGTCAGCCAGGCAAAGGGCTGCTGTCTGGGTTACCTTTAGCCGGTCTGACTGATCCACCCGGCTGGCTTGCTTCAGCATCTGCACTTCTTCTAGGGCTGCCTGGTAAAGCATCCACACATCATCAAAGGTGGCCTTGCTGACACAGGGTAAGCTCATCTTGTATTGCTTGGCCTGGGCTTCAAGGGCTGCTTCAGCCAGCTTGATGGGGATAAGGTTACTCATTGGCCTGGGGCTGGTGCTTGGATGCCTTTGCCTTCTTCAGCTGCCGATTGGAAATGCCTAGGCACTTGCGGATGTGCCGGGGCTTGACCCCTTCTTTCAGCAGATCCCAAGCCACACCCTGCTTTTGCAATCGGCCAAGCCGGTGGGCTTTGGGATACCGATAAACAGGGCTAGGGTTAGGCATCAAAGCAGTGTGCATAGGAAACCTGGCTGCACTGATGGCAATAGGGTCAGCCATTGTTCACTGCTTCCATAAAGGCTTGGGTCATCTTAGGGTTACCGGTAAGGGTCTGCACCTTATCTTCCGGCAGGAAGTCAAGCTGTTCACCTTCCCTAAGCCAGCCCTTCTTCCAAAGGATACCTTCAGCAGTTTGGATTTGGGTGGGGGTGGTGATGCCAATGCTTTCCCACCAGGATTTACTAGGCTGGCTGGTCTGGGGTTTGGCAATGGCCTGTGAAGCATAGGGCTTGGGCTTGCTACCCAGGTTGCCATCATCAT